TTCTTTGAAAAGCCAACAGACAAGCGCCGCAGAAAAAAGAAAGAGCGCAATAGAGTTTTAAAAAGACTTAGAAGAGAATATGAAGCTAAATATAAAGACTAGGAGAAAATAAAAATGGCAACATACTACCCAAAACACAGTGGACTCGGAAACTCAGCGGCATATCAAGTTTCTGGTAAGCCCTATGCCACCGCTTCTATTGTGGTTCCCCAATTGGGAGAAGCCCCAATGGAAATACCTTTTCCAAGCGTGACAAAATTTGTAACAATTGTCAACACAAAGACAGGTGCTAACGTGCCCTTAAGATTTGGATTTAGTGTTCTTGGAATTACAGGCTCTGCCTCCGGCGCTCCAGCAGGAGCGAGTGATCATTACTTTGTGTTAGACAATGGAGAGTCATATACTGGCGAATGGCGTGTATCTAAAGTATTTCTTTTGGCTGATGAAGTAGGAACAGATGCTCAG